TCGTTTATCAAGCTCGTATTACAGACGAATTCTTACGTTCTTCTGAAGAAAAACAACTTGATTACTTAGCAGCATTCGCAGACGGATTTTCTAAGAAAATTGCCCAATCATTCGATATTGCAGCAATTCACGGATTAGAGCCTAAAACAATGACAGACGCAACTTTCCGCGACACAAACTCATTCGATGGATTAATTAAGAGCAACATCGTTAACTATACTGCAGAAACTTTCGACGATAACATCGACGCTGCGGTTCAAACAGTAGTAGCTAACGGAAGTGATGTTACAGGTATTGCTTTATCTCCAACAGGTGGACAAGCATTATCTAAAATCAAAGTTAATGGTGTTACTCAATACCCTGAATTCCGATTTGGTCAAAATCCTAATTCATTCTATGGAATGGCTTCTGACATTAGCAAAAACTTAACAGTGACTGGTGGAACTGCTGAGACAGACCACGCAATCGTTGGTGACTTCGAAAATCGTTTTAAATGGGGTTACGCTGACAATGTTCCTATGGAAATTATCCAATATGGTGATCCAGACGGTGTAGGTCGTGACTTAAAAGCACACAACGAAATCTGCTTACGTGCAGAAGCGTATATCGGATGGGGAATCCTAGACGAAAAAGCATTTGCTTGTGTTAAAGCGTAGGTCGTGCTTATGAAGTATATAAATGTGGATACTGGTGTAATTATTGAGTCAGATAGCGTGCTGTCTGGCTCATGGGAACCAGTGGAAGAAAAGAAAACTAAAGCTAAACCGAAGAAAGAAGCAAAGGATGATGAATAATGGACTCATTTGCGACTTTAGACGATTTACAGCGACTCTGGAAGAGACTGCAGCCGTCTGAGATTGATAGAGCGAATGCACTTCTTGCCACTGTATCTGACATGCTGAGGGAAGAGGCTCGTCGCTATGGAAAAGACTTAGACAATATGGTTGTAGAACGTTCTAGTTATGAGAACGTGGTTAAATCTGTTGTAGTTGATGTTGTAGCTCGTACATTAATGACTTCTACAGAACAAGAGCCGATGACTCAATTTAGTCAAAGCGCTCTAGGTTACTCAGTCAGTGGCTCGTATCTCGTTCCTGGTGGTGGTATCTTCATCAAGAATGCAGAATTGAAGCGATTAGGCTTCACTAAGCAACGGATTGGAGTGATAGAATTCTATGATTAAAGGAATTACTGTCACATTAGTAGATCGTGTTAAAACTGGTGAGGACGAGATGGGTGCTTCAACATACGATGATGTAGAAATCCAAGTAGAGAATGTCCTAGTATCTCCTACTGAGGCTACGGATGTTATTAACCAGGTTCAATTGTATGGAAAAAAAGCAGTGTATACGCTCGGTATTCCTAAAGGCGATACGCATAACTGGGAAGATAGGGAAGTTAAATTCTTTGGGAAAACATTCCGGACATTCGGACCAGTTGTTGAAGGAATTGAATCCATGGTACCAACTGCCTGGCACAAGAAAGTGACGGTGGAAAGATATGAGTAGCTCATTTAAATTCAAGCTAAACACTAAAGGTGTTGGTGAGTTCTTAAAATCCGAACCTGTAAAAAATATGATTAGCGAGCGTGCAAACGAGATTGCTAGTCGAGCAGGAACTGGATATGAGGCAGACACTCAAATCGGTCAGAAACGTGCCACAGGACGAGTTAAAGCTGCTACTGTTAAAGCTAAAAAGGATAATAAGAAAAACAATACATTATTGAAGGCGGTGAGAGGTTGATAGAGATTGAAATTAGAAAATTCATGACAAACAAGTTGGAATGCCCAGTTGTATTCGAGCTTGCACCTAAGATGCCAGATAAATTTGTATTAATTCAAAAAACAGGTAGCTCTAAGCGAAATAAATTATTAGCCTCTACATTTGCTTTCCAATCTTATGGAAAGTCGATGTATGAGGCTTCTTTGTTGAACGAAAATGTGAAAGAAGTAGTTGAACAGTTAGTCGAATTAAACGACGTATCTGATGTTAGTTTAAACAGCGATTACAACTATACAGATATAGAATCAAAAAAATACAGATATCAAGCAGTGTTTGATATCAGACATTATTAGAAATGAGGGAAAAATATGGCAGAAAAAAACAACGCGAGTAACGTAACCGCAGCTAAACCTAAGATTGGTGGAGCTATTTATATGGCGCCAACAGGTACAGAATTACCTACTGATGCAGAAACAGCTTTAAATGCTGCATTCGTAAACTTAGGTTTCGTATCTGAAGACGGTTTAGAAAATGCTAACAGTGCATCGTCTGACAACGTTAAGGAATGGGGCGGTTCAATCGTAAACACAACGTTGAAAGAAAAAGAGGACAAATTCAAGTTCACTTTAATTGAAGCATTAAACTTACACGTATTGAAATTGATTTACGGTGAAAAGAACGTAACTGGAACTTTAGAAGCAGGAATCACTGTTAAAGCTAAAGCTGAAGATTACGAAGAAAAATCATTTGTAGTGGATATGGTACTAAAATCAGGAGTTATTAAACGTATGGTACTTCCGCTTGCTAAAGTGTCAGAAGTAGGTGACGTTAAGTATGCTGGTGGAGAAAACATCGGTTATGAAACTACTTTATCAGCGTTCCCCGATGGCGACGGAGCCACTCATTACGAATACATTAAGAAAGTAGGTTAATTATGGTTAAAGGGAAAACATCTTCCGGATTTAAATTCCAAATCAATGAAAGCACAATTAACGATGACTATGAGCTATTAGAACTACTTGGAGAATTAGAAGAGAATCCTATTCTAATTTCTAAAGTCGTTCGAAAAGTTCTAGGCCCTGATGCAGCGGCTGCATTAAAAGATCATGTACGAGATGAAAATGGAGTTGTATCCATTCAGAAAATGAATGAAGAAATTACTGAGATTTTCACACAGGCAAAAGCCTTAAAAAAATAATGGCCCTTGCAAGAATGATTGCGACTGATGAAGATGCTTTAATTTGCGATTTAGCAGAAACATATAATATCTATGACTATCGACGGCTACCGGTCTTAACGGTGGCCGTGTTTTCTTTAGGTTTGAGACAAAACTCAAGAATTAAGATGATCATGTCTGGAAATAGAATCACGTTAGAAGAGTCGTTACTAGCTTGTGCCGTGGATAGATTAAGCATACTAGCATGGCAGAAGACGAAAGACGGTTCAAAAGGTACTAATGTGCCTCAATCGATTCTAGGAAAATTACTAGGTATAGATGAGCGCAAATCAGAGTCAGATACTCAGACATTTAGTTCTGGCGAGGAGTTCTTAAGAGAAAGAAATAGATTATTAGGGAAGGAGGAAACTTAATGGCAACAGAATTAGGTACTGCTTATGTTCAGATAATCCCATCGGCTGACGGGATCAAAGGAATGATTGAAAAGGCTATGGGAACAGAAGTAGTCGGTGCCGGAGATAAAGCTGGACAAGGTTTCATGAAAAGCTTTGCTGGTACAGTCACTAAGATGATTGCTGCAATCGGGATAGGGAAAGTTATTAAGGACACCTTATCTTCTTCATTAAACGAGGGTGCAGCACTTCAACAGTCTCTTGGTGGGATTGAGACGCTATTCAAAGGCAGTGCCGATATCGTTAAAGGGTACGCTAAAGAAGCGTATAGAACATCCGGTTTGTCTGCTAACGCGTATATGGAATCTGTAACAGGATTTAGTGCAAGTCTACTACAATCTCTTGGTGGAGATACTGGTAAGGCTGCAGAAATAGCGAACATGGCAATGATTGATATGTCAGATAATGCTAACAAGATGGGTACATCGATGGAAAGCATTCAATTCGCATATCAAGGATTTGCTAAGCAGAACTACACCATGTTGGACAATTTAAAGCTCGGTAGAAAAGCCATAGCCGAGGGTAAACCTAGTGAAAACGATGAAACTCTAAGCATAGCAGCTTAGACAATATCGTGCTAAGCAAGATTTAATCTTGAAAGTGTAACGACTATCGAAACATAAAAAGATTTCTTTTTAAATGGAGTAGAGTAGGCTCAAGCGAGTCGAAGCGCTAGGATGCATTAAATGCATAAGAGATAGTCTAATCTCTATGGTGACATAGAGCAGTCTTTAAAAGACGGTTACAATCTAGCGAATTGTAGCGAATATGTATCTGTATGGTGGTACTAAGGAAGAAATGCAACGTCTTCTTACTGACGCTCAGAAACTCACTGGAGTTAAATACGATATCAATAACTTATCTGACGTCTATCAAGCAATCCACGCGATTCAAGAAAACTTAGACATTACTGGAACAACCGCAAAAGAAGCATCTAGTACATTCACCGGTTCATTCGCATCCATGAAGGCTGCAGCACAAAACGTGCTTGGGAATATGGCACTTGGAGAGGACTTAACACCGTCACTTGAAGCGTTAAAAGAAACCGTTAAAACGTTTGTGTTTGGTAACTTTATACCAATGCTTAAAAATGCCGTTAAAGCTATTCCGGAAGTTCTAGGATTCGCCATCAAAGAAGGATTAACAGCTATCTTCGGTGAATCTACTACACAAACGATTATCAATAACCTATCTACAGCGTTCCAAAACATTAAGAGTGCAGTAGGCGGTATTGGTGACTTGTTTGGAGGCTTTATCGACAAATTGAAAGGCATTCTTGGAATAAGTGGAGATGTAGGAGAACTAGGTACAGCATTCGAAGGCATTACTGGTGCTATTAGCACAGTAACTGACTGGATTAAGCAGTTTGTAGATTGGATTAACCAAACACCAGCCGCAGTCGATTCTGTAACAGCAGTGTTAGCAGGATTAGCAGCAGGCTTTGTCGCTTTAAAAGTTGTAGACACTGTTAAGAGCGCAATTGATAATTTCAAAGCAGGGTTAACTGCTGCTAAAGGTGCAATGGTTGTATTTAACGCGATTGTTTCCGCTAATCCATTTACAGCCTTAATTGTAGGGGTTACTGCTGTAGTAGCTGCTTTAACCTGGTTCTTTACTCAAACAGAAACAGGCAAGGCTATTTGGCAAGGTTTTACTGAATTCCTATCGAGTGCATGGACTTCTATTTCAAGTTTCTTGATTGATACTTGGAATAACATTGCCCAAACTGCAACTGCTATTTGGGAAGGTATTGTAAGTGTGGCAACAGCCATTTGGAGTGCAATCACTGGCGCAATTATGGCAGTGGTTCAACCGTTTATTGATGCATTCATGGGGCTATGGAACGGAATGAGTTCAGGAATCTCTCAAGTATTTGATGGATACGTTACATACTTCACTGGAATATGGGAAGTTATCAAATCAGTATTCCTTGGAGCAATCTTAATTATCATTGATTTAGTGACACTTAATTTCGGTCAATTAGGAACGGATTTAGGTGCTATTTGGGATGGAATCTCGAACGGTATATCAATGGTGTGGGACGGAATTACTTCAATCTTTTCAGGAGCAGTAAGCGCAATTGTTGGAGGTGTTCAAGCCGCATTTAATGGAATGGCTGAATTCTTAAGTGGACTATGGGACGCTATTTCTGGTGCAGCTATTGCAGGTTGGAACGGATTAGTTTCTGGAGTTCAAGGGATTATCGATGGCTTAGTATCTGGAGCGCAAGCCGCATGGGATGCAATGTCTAATGCCGTTGATAGTTTAGTTTCTGGAATCACTGGAATATTTGATGGATTGTGGAATATTGATTTAGCTGGTGCTGGGCGAGCTATTATGGATGGTTTCCTTGGAGGTTTGAAAGCTGCCTGGAACGCGGTTACAGACTTCGTTGGAGGAGTTGCGAACTGGATTCGAGACCATAAAGGTCCAATCGAATATGACCGCAAACTCTTGATTCCAGCAGGTAACGCTATCATGGAAGGGTTAGACCAAGGATTACAAGACCAATTTAAGGATGTAAAACAAACGGTCGGAGGAATGGCTGATGAAATTTCAGATGTATTTTCAGAAGATACCCTGGATTTTAATTCCTCTGTATCCCTTACTAAAACCCTTGAGACACAATTGGCTATGCCGGCAAACCAATTTGAGGCCCATGAGAGTAAAACCGTTTCTGAAATAGCGAATCTGAGAGCAAGTATGGAGAGAATCCTTACTGCTATCCTTGAAAAATCGTCAGATGTTTATCTGGACAATGACATTATCTCTCTTAAAACCTATGAACAACATGGTGCAATTTATGCAAGGGAGGGAATCTAATGGATTATATGATTATCAATGGTTTTAACACATCAACCCTTCCTAATTGTGTTGTGACTGACTTTGGGAAGGTGGAGGCGGCTACGCCAAAAGGAGAGAAGGCAACTCTTTATGGAGTTAATGGTAGTTACCGTGTGTTAGATGGTTCTTTCGACAGTTACGAAAGGCCCTTCACTCTCTACGTTAAAAAAATGGTTGATATTGAAAGTATTCTTGATAAGTTTCAATCGAATGATAATGTTTTGGAATTTAGCTATCAGCTTGGCTCATTGTTTTATGCTAACTTTGTGAATGCTAGTTATAAACCTTTTGGAAATGATGCTTGGAATTTAGAAATCAAGTTAGACATGCAACCGTTCAGATATCCGAAGAATATCGCACCAGTCGTATTAACAAGCGCTGGAACGATTGATAATATCGGTACGGTCTATTCAGAGCCTATCATCGAGATTGAGGGCGATGGGGATGTATCACTTACAATTGGCAATAAGACCATGTATCTGACTGTAAATACAAAAACTACAATCGATTGCAGGCAAGGAAAACAAAATATCTTTAATGCCAGTGGGACAGTGCAGAACACTCTTAGAAAACGTGGAGGATTTTTTGAAATACCTGTTGGTAGTAATGGTGTGACATTTACTGGTAATGTACGCAAGGTGACTATTCGTCCTAATTGGAGGTATCGAGTATGATTTACTTAACAGAAGGGAATATTCCTCTTAATGCCGCGTACGATGATAACATCACACAAGAAGCAAATAGCACCTATCAATTAATATTCAAATTCCCAACTAACAACATTTTAT